TATAGCGCGCTGTATATTTTTGGTGTAATCATATAGCACCGCGTAAGGCTGCAGCGTTTCAATATCGAGGAACCCGTATTTTTTAAGCATATAAACGAAGTCTATGTCACTAGTACCGTTTAAACGAAAAGCTACCCGATAACCGCCCCGCTTAGCTTTTGCAGTCTCTTGCGTAATTTCATCCGCTAATTTATTTAAAAAAGCTAATTTGTTTTTAATGAATAGCTCAGTTTTATTAACGCGCGCTTTTATTACATTTGAAAAAGATCCACGCCCCGCGCTAACTAAACAGGCCGCCGCGCAACCTTTGGACGCGTGAGGGCATAAATTACGGCCGGCGCTGTTTTGGTTATATGGCATCAAATAAAGTATAAACGTTTTTATTTCATTTTTTGCTGTTTTAGCGTTTGTACTGCCTGGTGATAAAAGTTTCTTTGGCATATTAGGTACGGCCATCGAAACGGCATTCCATACATTTGATTCAAATTTAGTATACATATTTTTTAGTATTAATTATGTAGCAAATATACATAGGCCCTTGTTGCTATATGTTAACCCCGTGTTAATTTAGTGTTAACAAATTGTAAACAGAAATGCCCTACACCAATGTAGGAAAAATCCTACAAAGGGGTAGGGGGTACCCTACTGCGTTTAACGATAGACCTACTGCGTTTAAGAACCTACTGCGTTTAAGAACCTACTGCGTTTAAGAATTATATTTTTTTTTTCTCAAGCACTTAAGAAAATTTTTTCAAATATACATCGCATCGTAATCGTGAATCGATTCCCAATATTTTACTGAGTTCTTATAACTTCCTGTTGATCCTGTTGCAACTTCATCACGTGAAGGGATGTAATTACCATACGCATCCTTGTAGCTTTGCTTGGGCAGCATACAAGCTCCGGAGCTTAGTAGCTCCATCGCTTGCCTTCCCATTCTACCTTCCAGGTGCCATACTGATCCGTTATCTATTAGGCGTTGAATATTATCAACGCCATTCTCCTTCTGCAGTTTTCTAATTTTCTGATAGTTCATTATCCATTAATTTATTTAGTTCGTGTATCTGTTTTTCTATTAGCTTCTTTGAGCTATCTTTTGGAGCTAAGCGGGAATTTATATCTCTAAACAAATCCCTGCAGTCCTCTACCAATTTAAGTGCCTCATCATCCATATTATTCGATTAAAGACTTTCTGCCACGCTTGCCTTTGTAATCGCTGGCAAGCTCTTTCTTAAATTTCACGTACTTATTTAGTTCGTGAGCCTCTTCTTGTTCTACAGCCTGCTTGGCCATTCTATATAGAGATGGAATATCTTCTAATAACGCTCTTGCATCAAACTCTATATATGCAGAATCCTCAGGATCGAATCCTATTGATTGTATATGTACAACTCCTGGAGAGGTGTACAATTCTGTTGTCTTTAATATAAATAGTTCTTTACTCATCTTATAAAAATTTAATTGTTTTACCGTTTACTTTTGCTTCGATGAGCGTGTTTAAATTAATCATCTTAAACGATTGCTTCTGCATATCATATACGACCATTAATCCTCTTGATGCCGGATCAAAGGACATACCTTTGCCCGTCACACCTTTTTTAACTGCTCTTCTGCAGTTAATAGTTCTGATAGTGCCATCCTTCTTTTCGAATGTAGCACTGAAGATTTTACCACCTTTAGTGGCCTCCTTTAGTTTATCCACCTTTGTTTGTGGTGCTGTTAATATCCAAGTCATTATATAGTGATTTTAAATGTTATACCATCTTTTGTTATATTAGGGGATTCTGTCGCGAGCTTCGCAAGCTCCGCGGTTGTCTTAGCATCTTGTGGGCTGAATCCCTTAGCCTCAAGAATTTGCTTTAGTGTCGGTTTTTTAGACATATCTTTTGTTTTAAGATTATGGTACAAACATACAAAGCCCTGGAGAATCCAATGTTAAGCTAACGTTAAGAAATGGTTAAGTGTCGGATGTGTCGGATGTGTCGGATGTGTCGGATGTGTCGCTTACCCTACTGCGTTTAAGAGTAACCCTACTGCGTTTAACGATAAATCCCCGACTCTGAGAGATCTCTAAAGCACACGGAGACCTAACAAAAACGAGGATATTACCTACAAGAATAATAAAAATGAAAAAATAATACTCGTCTCTCGACAGAACAAATATACAAAAATATTTTAAACTACCTAATAGTATAAGAACCTTTTGTGCGATTTACCAAAACATATTGAGCTGCATACCTGATGGCGTCAATACAGTGGTTCCATTTATCTACAGGCTTTGTCTGACCTTTGGTAGCCCAAACGTAATTATTAAGCTCTTTAATTAGCTCTGTGGAGTCTGGGTCAATAATAAGGTCATAGTCTTGTAGGAGCGCAATACCGGACAGTATAGACCCACTGCGTTTAACGGTCGGAGTAATATTACATCCCTTCAGCTTAATCTCCTTAATCAGTCGTGGTTCTGCAGAGTCCGACACTATGAGGTGCGGACCTGCATAACGAATATTAAAGTCTGCTATTTGCGTAGTAGACATTCCTGTCCTGGCATACATTACCTTAAGGAATATCCGCTTGTTGCCCTTGTCGATGGCTAGCTTCACAAGTGTGGTAGGGTCAACAGAGAAACCGAAATCCTGTCCGAAGATAGTCTCATAGTTATCGTTAAACTCTCCCACTCTCCAATTAGTAAATATAACACCCTCTTGCTTTTCCATCCATCCACCAAGTATCTGGTGTGTGTACTTCTCAGGTCTACGTCTTCTAATCTCTGCTATCTGATTCAGGAACGACTGCGACAGGTTATCAGTGTTATCTAAGTATGTCGTATGTATATATGTAATCCCCGACTTAATACCGTTGAAGCCCTCGGGAATGTCTCTGTTGGCGTAGAAACGCCCCCAGATCCAGTGTTCTTTAGTGGTTGGGTTAAGTATCAGTATAACTCTATTGGGCTTAGTCTTGACCCTAACAGACTGATCAATCTTATCGAATGTGTCCTCGTCTATCAGCTCTTCAGCCTCATCCAGGACAAAGGTGGTTATTGCGTTTAACGATTTGAGTGATGCTGTCTGATTCCCTGAGGCGGTGCGTATCCCCTTAAACATAATCGATGATCCTGTCTTGATGTTTGTTATCTCGTCCTTCGTTATGCGAAAGTCCTCGACAACTCCCATAAGCTCCAGCTTCTCAATGAACTCAGGAATAATCGATGAAGATGCAGATACCATCGTGTACCGTGTGAATAGTACCTTGTGTCCTTTCTCGTAAGTTAGGAGCAGCAGGAATACGTTAACGGCAAAAGACTTACCGGACCCTCGACCACCTGTGGTGATAAAGTATCTGGAGTCATTACCAAACGATTTATACTTCGGGTTCAGATTCGGTACCTTCATCTTCAGGTGTAATGTCGATTATGTCTTCTATTTCTTTTGGCTTCTCTGAGCCTGTAAAGATGTTTACGATGGAGAAGTCTATGTCCTTAGCTTGGGACAGCGCATCAGGATTATCCATTGCTTTACCGTATACGTACTCAATAACCATCTTACGGTCGTACTGCGAGTCTTGTGCCTTTTCCGCAACCATCTTCCAGAAGTTAGCCTCAGACCCATAAACCTCTTCTATCGCATTGGTAGCAAGTATCTTTGACCTGTTCTTCTTAGCCTTGTTTATATTAGCAGGAGTAGCCATAGTCTTCCGAACAAGTGCATCGCCACGCTTTGCACCGTTGCCCTTCCGACCATCGGTCTTCTTCATATACTTACGCTCAGGCTTTCTTTGTGGCATATATCCTATCGTATAATTCCCATATAGCATCATACCATTCGGTTTTGCTATACAGCTTTTCTCCCAGTTTAGTCTGACCTTTATACTCTATTTGTATACGGTAATCCAATCCTTCAGGGATTGGGTATATCTTATAGCCTTTATTGAAACAGTAACTTTGAGCCTCCATATCCCTAGAAGCTTCCAGTCGTTTCATAAGAGCCGATAATTTCCGTTTTTTGGTTCCTCGGTTCAATTGCAAATCCTTTTAACATTATTCCTATTCTAAACTCAGCATCATCAAGTTTGTCACTTGGTATCTTAAGCAACAAGTCTACAAGATGCTCAATGTCTTTACGATAAGGCCTGACGTTACTTAATTGTAACTGAAGGTCAGTTATTTTGTTTTTCAGATTATCTATCTCTAAATCTCTTTTATCTACACTTTCATAGACATCTCCCAGGCTACCGAACACCTCAACACAAGTATCGTACATCTTCTTGTTTAATGGGGAATCAAGTATATCGTTATCAAAGTTATTCATAGCGTGCAGTGCTGTAGCGTGGTTCTTATTCATATACTTAGCTACATAATTTTTAGCACCTATTCTAACACCACACCTACACAAATAGTCGTATGCTATTTTATAAAATATAGAACGAGCCATAACATTCTTATGGTCTCTTACTTTGCTTCTAAGGTCTCTGCCTGTAACTGTTTTTACTATCTTCTCTATCCTTGATACTTCTGATGCTATTTCATTGTTTATTGTCATCTTTTTATTCGTTTAAATATATTTGCATTGTTAGTGTAGTACATAACTGACACGCCAACAGTATACCCTCACATTCTTCGTAAGCCTCTAACTCCTCAAAAAGGTCTATACTTACGTACAATTCTTTTAGCGGAACGCCAGCGATTATATCGTGGCAAGTAAGTTTGAAATAATCTTTTACTATAGGAGTATCAAAATCCCACTCCGTCAATATAGTTTCCAATTGCCTCGCTAACTTTCTCGTAACCTCGTTGTATGTCATCGGGTGTTGCGTCATATGTTTTTACTTTCAGTGTCTTTTTGTCTACAATAACAAAGGTAAACATTTTTTTCTTAAATATGGTCATATAAATGTATGCTTGTGCATCATATCCGTAAAAGTCCATATTATAGTGCCAAGAATCTATATCGGATGTCGTCTTGAGGTCGACAATCCGATCACCATTCAGGCAGTCTGCTTTGGCTCTGAAGGGGAGTCCATCAACGTATCCGATTCCTGGTAACTCAAATTCACCTCCTGTAAATAATTCATTTGCTGTTGGGTTGTCCAGAACAGCATCAACAATGCTTTGCGCCCATACTTTCTCCTTAGATAGCATAATCTCTTTACCTTCCAAAGAAGTGTCTTTAACAGCTTCCTTATAGCCTTTGTTACGCCTAGTAGCCACATCAACAAAATGGTAATAGTCATCTAGTTTATCTTT